CACGATGACATACATTGGCGAGCCGTTGTCAGTACCGACGACGCCGATGGTGGCGTTCTGGCTGTCGCAGCACCGCGAGGACTTCACCACGCTCGGAGACTCGTCCACGGTTGCGGAGTTCACCATCCGCGCGTATTGGCGGATGCAGGCGTCTCCGAACATGCGCGAGACCATCGAGGCCGAAATGTGGGATGCGGTGGTCGGCATCAAGACCGCGCTCCGCGCTGATTCGGCGCTTGGTGGGAACGCTACGGACTCGCGGCCTGGCGACGCATCGTTCGGATACATCGAGATCGGTGGCAACGTATTCCGCATCGCCACCATCCCATTTGAGGTCAACATCTACGGCGAAAGCCCGATCACGCCGTAAGGAGTAAGACATGGCGAAGCAGAGCGGTCTCGGCGTTCGGCTGTATGCCGCAGGGTATGACCTGAGCGGCGATGCCAACGCGCTCAACAACATGGGATATTCGCAGGCCATGCTTGACGTGACGAGCCTGCAAGACTCGGCGATGTCTCGCATCGCCGGATTGTCGGACGGAACGCTATCCGTCAATGGCTGGTTTGAGGCGACCAGCAACCACGCCGTTTGGACGAGCAACAGTGGCAATCTGCCGAGCGCCGACCAGGTGGTCGTCGTCGGGTTTGGCACCGCACTTGGCGACGCCTGCATTGGGATGAACGCGAAGCAGGCCAGCTACAACGTAACGCGCGCTCCCGGCGCTGCGATTGCCACGGTTGCCGAGTACCAAAGCACGGCAGGCCAGCAGCTCGATTTCGGCGTGCTGCTCACGACCGGGCCAAAGCAGACCGATGCAAGTGCTACGGATTCGACCAGCGTCGACCAGGGCGCCGGCACGAGCGCCGGCGCGGTCGGCTACATCGAGGCCATGTCGATCGGCTCCGGCTCGGCGACGGTCAAGATTCAAAGCTCGACCAATAACACGGTCTGGTCCGACCTCATCACGTTCACCGCTGTTACGGCGCAGACCTCGGAACGCTTGGCAGTCACCGGCACCGTCAACCGATACGTCCGCGTCATCACCAGCGGCACGTTCACCAACCTTGTGTTTGTCGTCGGGTTCGCCCGGCTCTAGTTAGGAGATATCGATGGCAAAGCAGAGCGGTCTCGGCGATTACTTCGCGGTGGACAACAGCGCCGGCTCGCTGAAGGACATCTCGAACGACGTGACCAACATCACGGTCAACGTCGGGCAGAACATGATCGACATTACCGGACTGGACAAGAGCGCGATGGAGCGGCTGATCGGTCTCTCAGACGGTTCGTTCCAGGTCAACGGCGTGTTTAACGCTTCGGCGAATCAGGCGCACAGCGTGTTCTCAACGCGGACTGGTACGCGCACCGTGACTTACGCTATTGGTGGTAACACCGCCGGGAACCCGGTGCTCTCGATGGAGTGCCTGATCGACAGCTACAACCTGAATCGTGGTAACGATGGCTCCGTAATTTTCACGGCTGGCCTGCAGCTTCAGAGCGGCACCGTCCCGACGTGGGGCACCGTCTAAGTTCTAAGAGGAGGGGGAGGGGGCATGGCATACAGGATTGACCGGCGAATCGCTGTTCTCGCGTTTGAGGACGGCGAGCTGGATGGAATCGAGGTCCGCTGCCGGCTGGATATCAAGCTCAAGGCTCTATTCGATATCCAGTCGGCGGCGGATTCCGGCGACATTCTCGGTGCAATGGTGATGTTCGCTGAACAGGCGCTCGTTTCCTGGAACATCGAGGACGAGGACGGGTCTGAGATTCCTGCAACGGTTGATGGGATGCACACGCTACCGATCGGCGTCTGCTCAAAAATCCTGACGGCATGGGTAAAGGCTGTATCGACGACCCCTTTAGTGTGATGACTGATATCGCGAAATATCGTCACGTCGGAGGCGTCGAGGACAGCATTGGCAACGTGGTTGGTATGCCGATCGAGCTGAATCATGCGCTTATGATTGACGGGCTCGCGAGACGGTATGGGGTGCTCCCGTCCGCTGTTTTGAACGAAGATGCAAGCATCATTCAGATGATTGAGATGGTCGAGGAGTTCCGCCGTGGCGAATGAAGTTCGCATTACCGTCACCGCAGACGCCGGCCAGGCTAATCAGGAAATTGGCGGGCTCAAGAGCGCGCTCGGTGGGATTGCCACGGTTGCAGCCGGCATCCAGCTATCAAACGTGTTTTCATCTGCTGCAGACAGCGTGCGCGGGTTCGTCAGCGAGTCCATCAACCAGGCGTCGGCTCTCAACGAGAGCATCAACGCCGTCAACGTAGTGTTCGGTTTGTCGGCTGAAATTATCCAGAAGTGGGGCGAGACAACCGCCACTTCATACGGCTTGTCGCGTAACGAGTTCAACAAGATGGCGACGCCGATGGGTTCCATGCTCAAGAACATGGGCTATTCCCTGGATGAAACGGCTAACCTTACGATAGCCTTTACTAAGCGCGCTTCTGATATGGCATCGGTATTTGATACCGATGTAAAGAATGCACTTAGCGCTATTCAAGCCGGTCTACGCGGTGAAATCGACCCGCTAGAGCAGTTTGGCGTGAGCTTGTCTGCAACGAGGATCGAAGCTCGTGCGCTTGCTGATACTGGGAAGACTGTCGCGTCAAGCCTGACTGACCAGGAAAAGGCAGCGGCGCGCGTCGCGCTTATCTTCGACCAGACAGCTCAGGTCGAAGGCGACTTCATCAATACGTCAGATCAGCTTGCTAACAGCCAGCGAAAAGCAGACGCAGAGCTTAAGACGCTGCAGGCCAGCATGGGCGAAAAGATGTTGCCGGTTGTCTTGGAGCTGACAAAGGCGAAGATGAAGCTCGTCGAGGCGATTGGGGTTCTTATCCCGGCCGTTGACTTCCTCGCTCGCAATATGGACGTTATTGCTCCGATTATTGCCGGTATCGGGGCTGCAATCGGGACGATACTACTCCCAAAAATGGTACTCGCGACGGCGGCAATCTGGGCCCAAGTCGCTGCACTTACCGCTCAGGCAATCGCGTTTGCAGCCGCTAATCCGTGGATGGCTGCCGCTGCTATTGTTGCAGGTGTTGCAACCGCTGCTTATCTCAAACACGCGCTCGCATCAACCGATGTGAGCAATAAGACAAAAGATGTAGCGAATGCGTCTGAAGATGCTTCAACTTCTCTCGGGAAAATGAGTGCTGCAACTAAGCAAGCAACTCAAGACTTTGGCGCGATGACATTCGCGCAGCTCGAAAATTACGTCGCAACTGAGCTACTCAAAAACTCACACGAGCCTGCTTGGGTTGATAGCTTCACGGCTGCTCTAAAGGCAAAGTATGAAGTTGAGAAGAAGCTCAAAGACATTACCGATGAGTTGCACGAATCCATCACCGGCGAGAAGGCCGCACAGGACGCCCAGCGCGCGTCTCAGGAGGCTTCTAATCAGGCGAAGCGCGCAGCGGCTGATGCCGAGCAGAATCAAATCAGGCTCACGCGCGAGCTCAATTACCTAATCGACCAGCAGCGCGCGAAACTGCAAAGCACGACCGAGCAGATGTACGACTACGGCAAGAGCATCCGCCAGGCCAGCGTCGGGACATTCCAGCAGCTCACCGGCGCCGGTCTTGGTGGTAAAGCTGCATTTGATATCTCTGGCCAGATCGCTAGTTCTGAATTGGCAGCGGCTCAAGCTCGATTGGCTCAAGCGTTTACTGCCGGACAGGGTCCGTTTGCCGGACTCGATCCTGGTGCGGCGATGGCTGCTTTTAATAAGCTCAATCAAGCTCTGAATCAAGGCGCAGCCGGACAAGCCGGCGCTCCGCTTGATGTGCTTCTCGGTCTTGCCGATAAGATGGGGAATCCGCTACCAGGAGTGACGATTACCAATAACATCACCGTAGACGGCGTTATCACAGACCCGGCTGCTACTGGTAGGGCTGTCGCTGATGCTATCAATGCTGCCGCGAATCAAGGCGGTGCTGTAATCAGCGCAGGAGCCGTGCAGTAATGCCACAGGTCGCGCTCCCGACGTTCGCGGTGCAGATTCGGTTCGCCGAAGGCGCCGACCTATCAGGCTGGACGCTTGGATATGGCGGTCTCGGGGCCATCACGCTTGGCGAGCCTGACACGGCTGGACTGTACGAGGACGTGATCGCAGACGTTCGTAGTATGAACGTTGGATATGGCAAAAGCCGAGAGCTAGAAACGTACCGGCCGGCTACCGCATCGGTGGTTCTGGACAATACGACCAGGGCATACGACCCGACCAACCTGAGCGGTCCGCACGTTTCCGGCGGCGTGACGCAAGTCAAACCCGGTCGCCGCATCCGCATCAAGGCGACGCATCCGACCACGGCTGTCCAATACGACGTATTTACCGGGACGATTCGCTCGTGGGGGTTCGCCTACCGAGACAATGCGGACGCCATCGCGACGGTCAGCGCGACCGACCTGATGGCTGACCTCGCCGGCGCCGCGGTGACGACGACGACCACGGCTGGATTGTCAAACGTGGCAGCGCAGAACATCCTCGACGCTGTTGGTATCGCGCGCGCCAACGTCCAGACCGGGCAATCTACGCTTCAGTCAACGGCGTTCACGAACACGAACGCGCTGTCTGCGCTCCAGCTCGTTGAGTCATCGGAGCAAGGCGCGCTGTACGGCACGCCAGACGGATACCTGCACTTCGACGACCGGCACGCCATCCTCGACGAAACTAGATCGAACACGTCACAAGCAACATTCGGCGCTGGCAATCTCACGCTGACCGACATTGAGATTGAGTACGAATCTGACCTAATCAAGAACGCGGTCAGCATTACGCGCTCCGGTGGCACCGCGCAGACCGCGTCGGATACCACGTCAATCAGCGCATACGGTCGGCACAGCTACTCGCTGACAAACCTGATGAACAGTACCGACAGCGAAGTAGATAGCATGGCCGACTACATCCTCGCGCAGTTCAAGGAGCCTGAACTCCGCATCCGGTCGGTCACGTTTGCTCCGCAAGCGCACGCCGACCTGATGACGCAGGCGCTATCGCGGCAACTGCGCGACCGCATCACGGTGCAGTACGCTCCGCCTGGCGGTGGGTCTGCCATCTCGCAGGAGCTGTTTATCGCCGGAATCACGCATAGCGTGGTCGCTGGTAATATGAAAACGAAGTTCGTGCTGGAAAGTACGACAGGTCGCAGCGGGTTCTGGTTGCTTGGTACAGGTGCAATCGGCACCACGACGACGCTCGGATTCTAGGAGACAGATATGGCCTGGACTTCACCATCTGACAAGACGACCGGGGACGTTGTAACCGCTGCCATTTGGAACGAGCAGCTCGGTACAACCGGCAATATGGCGCAGACCGCTCCGGCGAAGGTGACAACTGCTGGAGATATGGTCTACGCGACTGGCGCCAACGAGATTGCGCGTCTTGGCATCGGTTCTACTGGAGATGTTCTCACTGTATCCGGTGGCGTTCCTGCGTGGGGCGCTGCGAGCGCGTTCGATGGAATCAGGGCACAGTTTCGCGCTGCTCGGCGTGTTTATGCGGAAGCGTTTCCGTATGGGCTAATTACATCAGTAACTGACAACGTTTACACCATTTCAGGATACGGGGGGGTAAACGCGACCGATGGTGGAACCTCTCCGAGAGTTTCCATATTTCCTGCAAGTGGAACGGTTGATGCATATATTCAACTGACCGGGGCTGCAAACTACCTCAATAGATGGTGGGGCACCAGTACGTACCACTATAGTACGGGTGCCTCATTAGGAGCAGCAATCAGACCTGACAAAAACCCGCGCATGTTGGTTCGCTGGTTTCCCGGAACATCAAACGCCAACCTTACCACAACGTGGTGCGGGTTTATGGCTGGTGGTGCTGCTCCGTCTGCTACTGCGAACGGCGCATATCTCCGTGCCAACACGACTGGCAATTTGTATTTCGTCACCCGTCAGAGTGCATCTGAAACTACAACTGACCTCGGTGCTCGTCCGACTACGCCGACTTCATACGAAATCTACACTGAAGATGCAGGCGTTACCTGGAAGTGTCGGAACGATACTACTGGAGCAGAGGTAGCTTCTCATACTACGGATGTCCCAACTGCTACTACTGCGATTGCATATGGGCTTGGTGGTATTTCAGCTACTGGAACACTTCCGGCCGCGTTCTTGGTTTACATGCGCGTCGAAGCTGGAATGGGTGATGCGTAATGCCATATATCAAGTTTCCTGAGTTTCCGCTCAGCACCGATGGTCGTTCTCTCACTGGTGGAGTGACAGACCCGGTTACTGGTGAATACTTCGCCTCGGCGGATGAAGTAATCGATACTGATAACGTTGTGACCGATGCTGAATACGCGGAGGTCATTGCGGATGCTGAGGCCGCATACGTCATTGCGGCTGCTGAGGCCGCATACAAAGCAGAGCAGGCTGCTAAGGCCGCATACGAAGCAGAGCAGGCTGCTGAGGCTGCCGAGGCAGATCAGGAATAACCGATGCAAGACCCGCACGTTGTTCGCGAGCTAGACAGTCTGAATCGTCGCCTGGACAGTCATGGCATCACGCTCGATTCGCTCGTCGAATGGCGTGCTCAGGTCAAGGGTTTCCTGATGGCGCTTACCATCTTTGCAAGCTTGCCAACCGTCATTCTGGCGTACATTGCGCTGGTGCATGGGGCCGCAGAGTGATCGCGATTGATTGCAGCAATTACACAACTGGATTCAACGCTCAGGCGTTAAGTGATGCCGGCGTTGGGCGCGTCATCGTGCAGCTGGTCAACGTGCGCATCGACACGCATATCTATCAAATCACCGACGCAATCGAAGCAGGCGTCGAAGTCGAGGCGTACGTATA